TGTCGTATAGAGGTCGCAATCCCTTATTAGTAGCTGAGCGCCATTGATCAACCGAATCCCCGAATTTGAAGGAGACCCGGTAAACCTAATCCCCCTCACCTCTCCGATAGTTTGTTGAAATTGCAGGGTAATAACTTCCCCGGCGTTATTCATTTGAACGTTTGACGGATCAGCGCGGTCCCCCTCAAGTATCAAATAATCCCAACCAACTCCATTCCCCTCAACCCTAACCTGTTCGGAGTAACTACCCGCGCCGATAAACAGCGTCGCTACGTATCCTTGGCCGTCCCAATCGTTAAAAATGCGATCGATAGCATAATTTATTGTCGCCCACGCACTCGCGCCGCTTGCAAGTCCGTTCCCGGGAATATCCGAACCGTTCGCCTCATCGACATAAAATGACGTGTTGCCCGATGCCTTAATCCTAAACTTAGCAATTTCGCTAATAGAGTCTTCAAAAACGGTTTGCATCTGCGCTGGCGTCAATGTGTCGTCAACGTCTGTGCCTTGATTAGCTGCCATTGATTCAGCAATGCCCACGACAACGGAAGCAAGCTGGCTGTTAATCTTATTTTGATATAACCGGTCTGCTAGCCCTTCTGGGATGCCATCGGTGCGGGTAGCCGAGCCATTGTAGTTCCCCTGGGTAAGCTGGTCGCTTGCGCCAATGCTCTCGTTAACTCTTAATATGTTGTTCGTTGCCATATTACTTGATTCCTACTATGCGAACTAAGCCTACCCCGCCTGGGTTGTAATTGGTAACCGTAAACTGTGTCGGCGAAGCATAAACCACGTCCACACCGGGAAAACCGTTTTGGCAAGCCCTTAATGGATAATCGTTTGTAGCCGCATCTGCAATAAAAGAAGCGGTATCAACCATTATAGTAGGGTTTAACTGATTGGTCCGTGCTGTAAAAATTACGGTTTGAAAATCATCCCATCTCGCACCACCTGATAGAGTCTGCGTGCCAGACGTAACACCAGCGCTGCTAAATATCTCGGTCACGCTCATGACTGGCGACACCGCCAATATTGCGGTTTCAAGCTTGGTGACAAGCTGCGAAACGGTCAAGGCGTCGTTGATTTCGTCTACGGCTTCATAATCTGCGATGAGCTGACCAATAACAGCGGATATCGTGGAATTCTGGCGGCTCTGCTTGTTGAACAAATTAGAACGCGCTTGGCCAGAAGGGACGCCGTTAGTTCGTTCAGTGTCTGAATCGTAGGCCGCGTCGGTCAGTATTGCGCCTGAGCCACCCGGCCCGGCAAACTGGAAGAATTTGTTATCTGTAGGCATTAGGGGGGATCCACATATGAGGCCAGATTCCAGCCGTCCTGGTACTGGTTCTGGACGTTGAATGAGAATAGTTTAGCTGGTCCATAGACAAATTCATAGGAATTGATCAGGACGCCCATCGGAATCAAGAATTCCATTTCGTTTTCAATTACGGCTTGATCTTGAGTTGAAAGCTCGCCAATAACTTTAATTTCAACGCTCATATCTTGATTGTCTTTAATCAGCACAATCAGGTCGCCGTCAAAAGTTTCCTCGATTATGTCGTAGATTCCTTGCAAGCTTCCGTCTGATTTGTTGGAGGCGATGCGGAGTTTAATAGCCAGCCGGTAGGAATCATCAGTAAGGCTGACAGTCGTTGTGCCTGTAACGGTGTCATCTGCCCACGTCCCCGCGTCCCATCCTTCCGCTGCTGTTCCATCCCATTCAAAATAAAAGTCTGTAATAGGCACATCAATGTCACGACTAATGCCCACCCATTCGCCCACCGCGTCGAGCTGAACGCCCACGGCCTGATCAACGTCGAATTCATCGGGCAGACTTGCCAACAGCTCCTGCAAGCGCACAAGCGGGTCCACCAGTAAATCAACCGCCTGATTGATCTTGGTTTTGTCCCGATACTGCGACGTAAGCAGGTTTAGATAGTCTGTAAGGGTTTGCGGGTTCATTAGGTTACAACGGTAATATTAACTATAGCTACGGTTATAGCGACTTCATCAAAGTCAATTGTGATATCAGAGGCGTCTGGTGGGTTGGGGTTAATTGAAGTCAGTATTTGCGTCACTTCGTAGCGCTCGCCTTGGCTTGTCCCTTGCTGTAAAGCTGGCGTGAATAAGCGGTTAGTGACGACATCTTCCCCGATTTCGAGGGAATTAATAAAGTCGGCCACTGATTCTTGTATGCTTAGAGTAGTAGATGCGTCATAGCCTACGCCTTGTACTACTGTGATTTCTACATCAATCGTGATTTGGTCGGGAACTTCATAATTAATCGTTAGGGTCTGTCCGTACTGATCGGTATAGGTGCCGCTTGAGCCACCAGCCGTTCCAGTGCCTGGCGTCTTACGGTCGCCGATGGTGTCCACAATATCTTGGCCGGTTCCGCCTAGAACTACCGCTTCAATCGAATGAGCTGGAATTCCGTTTGCATCGGGCGCGCCGGTAGGGTTTTCATAGACCCGGACTTGTGAAACGCCATCCAGGGAAAGCAACGCCCCTTGCAAGCCTTCAACCACGGTTATCGACGGTAATGCCGTTGATTCGCCCTGCCTTAGCCGCAACTCGGCGTCAGTTTCCACGCCGTCGCCTACTACCGCATCAGTGATACTGACTGCGGATGACCAGCCTAACTGCGGATTAAATATTGTGCTGATCGTTCCCGCGGTGGCCGCGGTCGGACCTGGAATTACCGCGGTAGCCGTGACATCAATCTGCGCTGCTGGATCGGGAATAACCGTATTTAGTGGCAATGCCCATTGATTGCCGTTGTCGTCAAGAACAATACCGGCGGCAATAACTGTATTGGGGGTGCCGGTAATCCTAACGGTAGCCGTGCTACTGGTGGACGAAGATCTTACGAGCCCGTTAATTCTGACTAGCTTGGATAGCGCGTCCCCAATTGCGTAAGATGGCTGAAATGAGTTATAGGCTGCTGAGGTCAGTTCCCCGCAATCATTGACGGCTTGAGCAAATAGCGCCAATAGCTGACCGTCAATATCAGTTTCTGCAATCAAAACGTCAGAGCCAAATATGTTTTGCCAGCCGGTTTGAAAGTCCGCCAGTATGGTCTGATAATCGGGCAGCGTCAGACCGTTTTCATCAATGTACATTAGATCGCGTATGGCCATTATGTCACTACCTCATTAACTTCTGTTTCGCCGTAAGTCGTGTTAATTCGGCATGATACGGTAAACGCTCTATCGATCGGATCGTAATTGGTGGCAAAGGTGCCAGCCACTATTTCAGTTACGTCATCGGTTTCCAAAATAATCCTGCGGTACTCAGGACCGGCGCTTAATCTGGTGCCTGACCCCAATACTGCGGCCTGATCGACTCCAAGCGTTACATCTAAAAACCACTCGCCTCTGTATTGCAGCAACCGTGTTTTAACGCGCTGCGCAACCATTTCAACCGAATTGATCAAATAGTTGGCAAAACCGAAACCGGCGGTCATATCGCCGTCAGAATCTAGGGCGCGTACTTTTGGCATGCTTCACATAATACCAAAGCGGTTTTTTGGGGCTAGGGTTATTGCGGTACAGCCGTAACGTTAGGCCCAACTGTAACGCTGCCGTGAACATGCGTTGATCCAATATTGATGCCGTTATTCTCAAACGTGGCGGCGTCGCTAGTAAAGCTGGTGCCAGAATGGACCACGGTGCCAGTGATTACGGCGTCACCTGTAATAGTGACGGTCCCGGCAGTTATGTTCACGTCACCGGCTGGCGTCAGCTCTACAAATGACGAGCCGTCCTTGAGGCGTATTTGCAGGTTTTCCGTCGGGTAGCTGGGGATTGAGTTTGGCAATGATCGAGGCGATAGAAAGGCAATGCCGTCGCTAGGGTCAAACATGCGCTTTTCAATCTGATTCTGATTTTGAATAGCGCCTGTTTCAAACCATGCGTCTATATTTCGGGTCGAAAAGACAATCATGACCTCTGCATTTACAAGGCTGTCCGACGGCGGACAGATGCAAAATTTCGTGTCTCCATAAATAGCCACGGGGACACGCGGAAGCGTCGGCCATCTAAGTACCTGCTTGTTTCCATCGGCGTCTTTATATTCAGACATCACGGTGGGCTGAACGGTCGCCGTCTGCTCTGATGCGTTGAAATCGACAATGTATCCAGGCAGCGCAGAATACATGCCTTTCATCAGGCCCAAAAAGGCCGTTCTAATCGACTCAATAGGGTCATTTACTCTTTCTTCGTCAGTAATTATTTTAGCCATTGACAAGCCTCTTTGCCTTGTTGTATAATCTTGCACATACACAGGAGAACACATATGTCAGTTATACTTGATACGGGCTTGGAATGTAAGGATGCGGAATGGTCGGCACGGGCTATACAGTTTTTTTTTGATTTTATGTGCGCCAAGGATTACGACCTAACGACTTTTGAGAAAGCCGGGTTTAGAACTTCCTATTTTTCTGTAACTAGAATCGATGTTTGTCCCTATCAGACCGTAGAGCATAACGGTTCCAACACAGGCTTTATTGAAGCTCTAATCTGCCTGGGGGATATGGCTTAAAACCTTTTAACCTTTTACTTAAGGATTACAATGACACAGATTGAATTTCAAAAAGCCGCTGACCTACTGCGCGACGTGGCGCAAGATCTTGACCAAGATGATGCCCGGCGACAGGACATGCTTTCGATGGTCGCCGACCTCGAAACAAGCGTAAGGGAATTGCGGGAGCGAGTTAACCGCAAAGTCGAAATGGACTTTGGGCTTTTGTCCGAAATCGATAACGGCGTGATTAACGAAACGCTGAAAAAGCAGATCGGCCACGCTCAAAATGACATTGTGCAAGCTCCCTACATCGAAAAAAATCGCACGGTCGATGTTAAGCTTCACATGTTCCCGATCATGGAAGAGGGCAACCTGAAAGAGATTGGATTCCAAATCAAGATGCCGGGGGTTAAGCTTCCCGAGCGCCAGTCGGGCATCTACAAGGCGTCCAGAGATCGCCACTCCAATGCCTTTGGTGTTCGCCTTGGGTCGCCTGATAATCCAGACCAGCAATCTTTAGAATATTAATACGGCTTTCGATTTGCCGAATAAACATCGTCTTTTCCTGTGTGTCGGGAAATCGGCACACAGGATTTCAAATTTTAACCCCTTAATAAGGTCTTATTTTTATGTTAGAAGAATCGGCAAAATACGCCGCCCTGGCATCGATTGAAGCAATCGTTGAGGCCCAGACAGCCAGCGAAGGCGAAGAAAAGTCTATCCCCATTTACCACGGAAACGCATAACATCCCCCCGGTGGGCGGCTCGGCATCTCTCCTGTAGCCGGGTCGCCCCTTTTTTTGGAGAAATCAATGTTTAAGTTTTTACTTGCCGGTGTTTTATCAGGTGATCTTTGGATTCCTTGGCGCTGGCGCAAGTTGTGGAGGCAAAGTCGTGACCTCCCCTAAAGATTGTCCGTTTTGTCGTAATGTGGCCGTAATGATTGCCCCCGGCATTTTCCAGTGTTCTTGCGGCGCTGTGCATCGCCTTTGCAATCGCGGCAAAGAATTCCACGATGTCTGGATAGGTCCAGAGGGTGAGATCATTAAAGATGGTCATGATTGGGATTATTGGGATAAAGCGCCAATGGATGGCACTCGCATTCTGGCTTTAATGGCCAACGGCGCTTGTTACGTCACTCGGTGGGACGGTAAACAATGGATTTGCGGCGTTGATGCTGAGGGTGAGCCAGTGGTGTTGACTGAACAATTTATCCATTGGCATGATTTGCCCGCTATTCCCGAATCGTTGGTTCCTTTGCCGCCAATGAAGGCTAAGAAAAAAATTAAATCTGACCGTTTGTTTTTTCGTAAGTATTTTAAATCAGATCAGGAATCAGATAGTCAATAACACTTTTTGAAAGGAATGAAATGTATAAGTCACAGAAGGATTATGTCAAATCACGGATCCAATCAGAGCTGCATTCAAAGAAATTCAAGTGCAGTTGTAAAGAACCTGATTTGGAAGAGCACCTGAGATCGGCGATCGCGGAAGGTAGTGTCAAACTTCGCAAGTCAGAGGAAATTAAGAAAGAGGCTCGCGCTAAAGTCCTGAATGGCCGCTATGCCCACCTTGATTTGGATCAAATTTTCTTACACCCCGACACATATAAGAAGGCAATGCACGCTTACAAGGCTGAGAAAAAGTCAATTAAAGCGGACAACGATGCTCTCGAAATGGCTGCTCAGTCAATTATCGACAAGGTGTTTTTGGATAAATACGAAGACCCAGAAGTGGCTATTGCAGAGTTCATTTCTATCAAGGTCAATAAGTAGGTCGCTTTAAACGCCCTGATGCGAGGGGAGCATACACGAACCTGAAGATCCAACTAAGGATTCGGGAAGATTCGTGCGGCTGGTTCGAGCCCAGCCAGGGCTATTTTAAAAATCAACATCAGGAGTCCGCAACTTAAGACAACAATAGCCGTCAGATACAATAGGCGCGCAAGTGATTTTGCGTTACATCGTGTTACCAAATGGAACGAAATGAAACGAAAAAAGCCAAGTGATGGTTAAAAACTTTGAAATGCCGGAAGGNGGTAGCTGATGGACGTTGTCCCTTTTCAGTCGATGCGTATTCTCGTGGCATGCGAGGAATCCCAAACAGTCACAAAAGCATTTCGAGCGATTGGTCATGAGGCGTATTCATGTGACATACAGCCATGCTCAGGCGATCGACCAGAATGGCACAAGCAAGCCGATCTTTTCTCACTAGAGCCCCAAACGTTTGACATGATCGTCGCCTTTCCGCCATGCACACACCTAAGCGCATCAGGTGCTCGCTACTGGAACCAGAAGCAAAGCGACGGACGTCAAGACAATGCGATCGAATTTTTCTTGAGAATCTGGGATCTTCCAGTCGCGAAGATTGCAATCGAAAACCCGATCGGGATCATGTCTAAAAAGCTAGGCAAGCCGACGCAAGTCATCCAGCCGTACGAATTCGGACACAATGCCAGCAAAAAGACCTGTCTCTGGCTCAGGGGGCTACCGAAGCTCGAGCCGACGGAATTCGTCGAGCCCAAGATGGCATGCTGCGGGATGATCTTGACCGATCGCTATGGATGTCCGAATTGTNAGGGAGAGAATGAACCCCGATATATCTGGGGAAATCAAACCGCATCAGGACAAAACAAGCTAAGCCCATCGGAAGATCGGGCGAAAATCCGAAGCAAAACATATCAAGGGATAGCGGATGCTATGGCGAGCCAGTGGAGTCAGCCAGGCTGCGCAGCAGGTATTCAAAGCCTGTTATTCACTTAAACATGTGGATAAGCTTGCACGCTTACATTTCACTATCAAAGTCTGAGTCTTCAATCGTGCGCCGCTCTTGGTCTAAGAGACTGCGTCTATGGATGTCAAAACTAAGTCCGCGTAAAAGTCGCGCCCGCGCGAGTCGCCGACGAAATCGACCATCAGCACCTTGTAAAATCCATCTGAAGTAATTGGCGTAGGCGCGAGAACTGATTCACGGCGTCCAAAGCCAGCGGCGGTTATTTGATTAATGGACGCCTGATCAATTTGAACGCGGGTTCCTGGCTTGATAAATGGGTTAAGTAAGCATCGGGCATTAATGCCGTTTTCGGTCTGTTCTGGCCTTCCTATCAATCCGGTCTTTGAATTTAAGACTATCACCGGGTCAGGCAAGAACGAGGACTTTGGCACAATTTGAAGCCCCCCATCCTGAATTGACCAGTCTGATTCTTCAGTATCGGCCACCTTGCGAATAACATCACGGGCCATGCCTTGCAAAACCTTGCCGCCTGGATAGGTAATTGTGTTGTCTACCTGAATAGATCCGGCGGTGACTCCGTAAGGTTCCATTGCTTCAAGGGAAGCATTTACCGCGTCGCGGCGCGTAGCACCTGGGGCCAATGATTTATTTACGATTGCCCGGTTGTAAGCCGTATCCCCGTCACCGGCGTAAATCTTTATGAAGGTATCCACGTTATTTTCGTCTTTACCTATCTGAACTTCTTGAATGTCGCCTTTAAGCACGGTTCCGAAATTATCGGGGTAGCCCGCTTTAAACTCCAATCTCTCAAAGTCGTCATTGATGCGCTGGGCGGTTTGCTCGGCCACGTTGTAGATAACGAATTCGGCATTGTTGGGCGCTTCCAGGGCGGCGCGCCTGATTGTAAACGTTGTGCGTAGGCTGGAAAGATCGAGCCCGTCGCCTGAGTCATCGGCCACAACGAGCGATAATTGGCGTTGGTACTGTTGCTGGCTCAAGCTTCCACCCCATAAAATACGTTCGATTCATTGCCAAGCGTTTCCGCGTCGGGTCTGGCAAACTGGTCGCCGTCGGTGGTGACAAATAAGCCGCCGACAAAACCAAGATGCCTAAGCTGACCAAGTAGGTCAGCGCCGTTAGTGATGGCCGTGCCAAGTGATAGCGGGTCGCCTGTTGCATTGTCGTAGATATCTATCTGCCAGTATTCGCCAAGTGATACCCACCGCGTACGCATGTTGTAGGTCACGCCAGATAATTCATAGCGGAATTCTTGCGGGACATTTTGAAATGGAATTAAGGTGTAACTATTTGCCATTTTTTAACCAAATATTGCGGACAACGCAGACTGTTGAGCCGCTGTCGGTTCCTTTGGATTTTTCCTGCCTGCCTTTTCTGTTGACCCCGTGCGCAATGGGTCGAACTGGTTTTCTCGGGGTGGAAGCAATACCGTTTCAAGCTGCGTAATAATGATTTCTACCACGTCCAGCGTAAGCAGAAGAGCGTTTTCGTATCGCGTATCGGTAATGTTTACGATCTGCTCGATTAGCATATTTCGGTAAAGGCGCTTGCCCGTCACGACATTAAAAGGAATCCCGCTATTTCTTAGATTTAGCACATCCTCATAAATGGTGGGAAGGTCGCCTTGGTCCTCGGTGAAAAGGACATTAAGCGTTAAGGCGGCTGGCTCAGGGTAGGTATGGTCGGTAATTGCCGCGCCACCTTCTACCGGGTGCCGGGTAATTACGCTGCGATCTGTGGCGGTTTCATCGGTTGTTATCTGGGCCTGAAATGGTCCAATTGTGCGAACCGGGAATATTCCGCCTATTTCGGCTTCCTGAGCGGGCGTGAATGCTGGGTTAATAAAGTCCTGGGCCATTATTCAAATGCCCCCTGTGTTTGCCTTGCAACCAATGACTGCTCCCGGCTATTACGGTCTATTAGCCTGGCTGCCCGGTCCGGATTTTCTACGCCGGTAGCTGTTATCTGTCGATTGTCTTGATATGTGTTGTAGACGTTTGTGGCCGATCCTAATGCGCCACCCACTGCGGTCGTTATTGATCCGGCAAAGGCATCATCATCACCGCCAAAGCCTAAGAAGCTAGCGGCCTTATCCGCAAACTTACCAATACCCTCGACCAGTTTATTAATGTCCTCGATTGAGGTTCCCATAAGTCCTAACACGCGGTCAATGGCACCTGCCACGGTATCCCACGCGCCAACAAAATCACCCGTTAGCAATTGGATTAAAAACTTGATGCCGTCAATCAGCATGCCAAACGTGAGATCCCAAAATAGCTCAAAGTAATTGGCTACGCCTTCCATGATCGAAACGACAAAGCCCCACGCCTGATTGATCAAATCGACAACGGACCTATTAATTCCAAAGAAAGAAAGGAATTCATCGATCACGCCAATAATTAACAGCTGGATAAACCGCATAGCGTCGCCGATTCGCCCGACGGCTTTGGCAAAGCTTTCGCCCGCGCCTTCAAAGTCACCCGTCAGCAACTGGACCAGTGATGCAATAACGTCTACTACAAAGCCTATTGCACCACCAACGACATCAGCCAAAAGCTTTATGCCGTCAATGGCAAGCATTATGCCCGGTTCCCATTTTTCCCAATCAATGAGAGATTCGCCGCCAGCTTTCCAGACTTGGAAATCATCAATTAACAGGCCGATAGCTGTAATTAGCGCTAATACCGGATTGGCACTAATCGCCGTCATCGCTGAAACGATGGCCAAAATAGTCAAAAGCCAGCCGTCAGTAGATTCATTTATTTCAACGATCCAGTTAAACACCGCAGTCAAAATGTCAATAATCGGGGCAGTCACCTGGACCATTAGCGTGAATGATTGAAGCAGAAATTCAATCACGGGTACCACGGCCGCGGCTAGCTTGGGCAAAATGACAATGATCTGCTCAATCAGGTCATCCAGTGTTTCTTCAATAGCTCCTAAAAACTCAGACGCCACAAACTGACTAAGCGTCGTCATGACAAATTGAATTTGAGACATACGGTCACGAAAATCAGAAGCGCGGTCAGTGGCTTCACTAAGATCTAAACCAATGGAATCAAACACCTGATCAAATCTAGCGTTAAGCTCTTCAAGATCTTCAGTCATCAGGCGGAATAGCGTTTGGTCAATACCTAGCTGATTTAAGACCGCTCTTTGTGTGGCTTCATCAAATTCAACAATCCGGTTACGAACATCCTGTAAAACCGCGGTCGTTTCGCGTATATCTCCGTTTGCATCCCGAATATTGATCCCTAGAAAGTTGAAAACCTGGGGTGCCAGTCCCCTATGCCCCGGCTGGCGTCGTCGATAGCGTCAGTCATGGCGACAACAGAAGAACGGACGGCCCCGGCAGTAGAGTCTAGCTGACTGGCTTGAAATTCCAGACGGGCTAGATCTTCTGCCGCGCTTCTAGTGCGCAGTGACAGATCATCAATTGCGTCAAGCCCTTCAGCAATCAAAGGTAGCGCACGGGCGAAGTCGATCACCACGTCTAATAATTTGGTTGCAATTGCTGCTGTAGCCCCGGCCACGGCCCCGAATTCCACCGCTGATGCCGTAGAGGTATTAAGCCCCTCGGCCATTTCGTCGCCACCCTGACTGTCGTAGTCATAGCCAAACGAAACAAGAAATTCTTCAATGGTTATTGCCACGCTTGCGGGCCTCTAGATAGAGCTGCTGATTATGCTGGCTAATGTCGATCTGCTGATTCATTAAATACAGATCCGCCAGCGATACTTGACAGTCTATCAGGTCGCGGTATTGGCAGAAACCATTTTCGATGGGCCTAAGGAGCCATCCGCGCCCTTTTTGGTTTTTGACGAATGGTATTCCTTCCATCTCATCTTGATTGAGTCGATGAATTTCGACGGAATCAATGGAAAAAAATCAGAAAGGTTCTCCCAAAAAGACATAGCAGCAAGATAAATAATCACGTCGGCTGTCATCCAGTCGTCAAACTTTAAAGCGCCATTGCTTGACACAATATCAGTTTCCCCGCGGGGATTGGCGAGCTTGACGCCACGCAAAAGCATCTTGATTGCTTCCTCGCGGTCATTGCGGTCGACTTCTTTTAGTGCCTTGGAAATGGCAGGTAATCCATCTTGCAGGAATTCAAGCACCTTAGCGACCGATTTGCCGTCGTTTTTGTCCTTTTCGAGCCGGTCGGCAAAGCCCTTTAGGTCGTCAAGTGACTCAAGCGCGGTCAAGTCCACGCGCTTGAAGCTGGCAGGCAGCGCGGCAAACATGGGTCCGAGCAGGATCATCACATCCATTTGATCAAAGGCGTTAATCTTGCCAGCTTTGAAAGTGCGGTCACGGTATTTAAATTCTGTCATGGTTTACCTTTTAAAAAAGGCCGCGCCGGTCAGTCCTGGTCACCGGCGCGGCCCTTCTGAGGGGGTCTGCTTATATGCTTGTAATTATACCCATTAAAAAACCCTTTGCAACTGGTGGGAATTGCAAAGGGCGGAAGCACAGGAGGACGTGCAGCAAGTGTTTAAGTCAGTGAGATTGAAGGCGAGCTTGAACCTTCATTTAGGTAAGCGGAGCCAACATTGAATGTCCATTCACGCATGGTGCCTTTTTCTTTCCATGATTTCCCTGGCTGAGTTTTGAAGCGGCAGTCACGCATTTGTGATAGCTCGCCAATCTGAGCATTTCGGATAACAAAGTCGATCTTTTCTTGACGGCCAGAAGGTGAACGATGCCTGTTCAAAAGATCCTGCAAACGCTGGTTTAAATCAGAGTTTTGAAGCAGGCGAAGGGTCAGCGTTCCAGAACGGTCAGCACTTTCATAGTGGGCAACGCTGCCATCGGCACCGATTTCCATAAAGCCGTTTTCCTGGGTCGGGGCGAAGTCAAAACCTTCTTTGCTATTTCCGCCCCGGCTCAAATCGATATTGTCGCTGGGCGCGTTCAACGCAAGGCTGGTATCTTCGAAACTGTATGTGTACATCTGTCAGACTCCTAAGCGGCTGAACGTGGATTATCGATTAACTTCGACAGTGATTGACTGGAAGTGAATAGCACCGGCCAGATTGACTGCCAAAGTAATTGGCGGAGCAATACGGGCGGCGCGGTCGGTTGCGTTTTGCGTGTTGAATGGCTGTGCGTAGGTGTAGAATCCGCTCGGCAAAACCTGGCTGGTAACAATTTGGCCAATATCAGGGCCACGCCAAATCAGGTTTTCACCAATGATGCCGTTGTTTACGGCTTCTCGGGCGACCGCCTCAATTCGGGCCACGATCTGAGATTGACCGTCATCAGTCTGCGGAATCTTACGAGCGCCGTAAAGTAGGTTGTAAACGTCGGTTTCAATGGCGTTTGCCAGCCAGTCCATATTCAGAATTTCGTCAATGAACTTGCCACTTGCTACGGTGCCTTCTTGCACAATAGCAGTTCCGTTTTCATAGCTGGCGAATACATTGACATTCTTGCCCTGCAATGCGTTTGCCTGGGCAGATGTCAGATTTTCGGCAGTAATGCCAGGCTCTTGCTTGAATTTAATGGTTAGGGCAGAGTCGGCGGCGGCGAAGTCAATTGTATTTGTTCGGCCCGCGATTGAGACTGCGGCATACTTACTGCTTGAGCTGTATTGAACAGATGAGCGGTCAAGGTTATCGTCCTTAAGCTCAGATCCTAGATCCGTCGCAAATGCAGGGTCTAAGGCATTCGTATTCTGGTCAGTCGCATACATGAATCGAGCCGGAGCAGATGCTTCAATAATGGCAGCGGCGGCAATCACGTCGCTATCACCCACGGAAGCGGTCGCGGCTTCGTGCATGTTGTACCACGCGATAGAGGCAGCTTCCAAAGCGGTCACAGCTTCTGCGTATGTTTCAGCAACTACACCGGGGACTAAGCGTAAAAGCGTTCCGGTTGTACCCTTGAGCGTTGCGCTGATGTCAGTACCAGCTGGAACGGCCACGGTATCCAAAGCAGAGATTGAAGAACTCGCGCCCGTGGTAGAGCTGGTAATTACAAAGCGGTTTTCATTTGCACGCCAAGCACAAGTAGCGCCAGTGAGACCAGTCGTGATGGTCGTAGCTACCGCGTCAAGATTGGCGTCGCCAGAAAAGTCAAGGGCGGTAACATCCTGGGAAACCGCATCAACTTCAACTTCAAATTCACCATCTGTAATGGCCTGCCATAGCGTAATGACTTGCTCGGCATCGGTCAGAGCGCCGCATTTAAGCTGACCGGCTGAGTCAGCTTGCACCCATCGGCCAACATACAAATCATCTGGCTGTGGCGATTGGGAATAGTAAACAGTGGCCGCCAGTGTCGCTGGATCGGCTGAGCCAAGATCATTGGAAACCTCGGTCAGTGAGTTATACAAGCGAAGGCGTTCGACCTGATCAATGGTGGTATTGTCGGAAACCAAAAGCAGAACGCCAAAGTTACGACGCTGCGCACCTGCCCCAATAAAATTAATCGTTACGTCGGCGATGCGGCTGGATGGAAGAGTCATCTGTTAAGCTCCTGGTATTGGATTACCGGCATGATAATCAAGGGGCCTGGTTATTGCTATCAAAATCACGTCTTATTTCAGTAGATCCGTTACGGCCTACAATTGTACCTTCAGACGCCAAGAAAGATAGAACCTCATAAGTCCTTTGGACTGCTCGCGTCAGTGTTAGCGTCATAATATAGCGGTTGTACCATTGATCATTAACAAGATCCGGTATCCGGCGCGGGTCTGTAAACCCTTGGACGCCTAATTTCTGAGGCTTCAAAAACTCTTGATTCTGTGGCAAATAGACCATTGATTGGAATGACATCGCCCGCCCTTGCGCGTTTGGCCCATAGAAATTCAGGGTGATAATGATTTCCTCGGCTGCGCTTTGGGTCTGGGTCAGGCCATCCGGGGACATGTTTTCTTCCCGGTTCATGGCATCTGCGGGCGCGCGTACCTCAACCGTGTAAGCAAGCCAATCTATTTTAGGCGGCGTTAAGCTGCTGTCATTGGGGTCAATTCGGGGTCTTATCGGCTCGTCTATTTGGTACGCAACACGCAATAAATCTTTGCTGGCAAGCTCAGACCATGCATAAATAGGATCTAACAAAAAGTCTTCAAGGGCTTGACCATAAAGAATTGTATCAGTCGGGGTGAGATATCCTTGGACATTACTAGGCAACCGGCACCCCCTGAATGCGGATAAATACCGCCTCTGTATGACCTGTGCCGTAGTTCATCATGTCGCCGATTTTTTTATGTGCTTGGTATCGGTAGCCCCGCCAATCCATGATTGTCGTGTATTCGTCGCCATCGTCGGCAATGCTGATCGGGCCGCGCCGGTAAACCTCTATCAATTCCCTGCGGCTGGCCAGCTCAGGGAATCGCTCTAAAGTCTGTTCGCTAATTTCTTGAACTGTGGCATTTTCTGTTGTTGCATTGGTCAGTGTAAGCGTCTGGCGACCGCGTGAAAGACTTACGGCCTGATCGTAGAAAGTGACCAAATCCGAGAAAGTCGGGTCTTGCATCAGAAATGAAACATCAAGAAATGCCATTTATTCGCTTTCTTTGTCTGCAACCGCGTAAGTAATCGAGTTGACATACTCGCCAGTACGGATAAGGCGTTTCGTGCCAGTTGCGCCTTTAGCCTGGCGTTTCTTAATTGTAGCCTCGGACAATGGCGGCGCGCCTTCCTGCGACACTACGTAATTTTTTACGCCTGATTGAGCAATTAATCCAGTCTTTTCTAACCCCTTCAGAATTTCGCCGGAGTCTTTTTTCTTGACTGCGGCCTTTACTGATTCTTTTAAAATTTCTTGTATCTCTGATAATCGTGATTCGGCACCCGGTATCAGGTGAGGCCACGGCGGAATATTTTGGGCCGGGCTACCAAATTCCGCAATCATTCCAATTTCAGCGTTTCCGAATGTCTCATTGGCCCGGTCGTCGGCGCTTTGCGGTATGCCTACCAGCACTTCCTTTTCATCCATCACCTGCAATGCCTTAATGATGGCTGCAATGAGCTGGTCGGCGTTTTTAACTGTAATTTCAATTTTCGCATCGGCCATAAATAAAATCGCCAATTGGTAATAGGCTCAAAAGAGACAAGACCGCCATTACTCGGACCGGCTCACCCTTTTATAATGTTTCCATCATAAACAAATCCGGCTACTTAATGAACATCACAAAAATTGAACCGGCCCGGCGCAGTAAGTGTCGATGAGCCATAAGTAATAACGCCCGTAGGCATTGGCGTTAAATGGGCTGCCTGGGTGTACTGTCGTAGAATTCACGTCAAAACTAATTGAACCCTTGCTGACCGTCTTAGATGTGACCGCACCTACGTCCATGCCTGGGGGAATGCCGCCTGCGGTCGCCGCGTTATTCTTCGTCCATTCTGACAAATAGAAAGCGGTTAAATACCCTTGCGCCTCATTGTAAACCGGGTCCAAGCATTTACCAATATGCTTGGTGGCCCGGTCTAGATAGAGATCTACAAGCGCGTCAGTGTACGGCGGGTCGATGAATTCAGGGAATTCAATGCGGAATGTGGGGGCGTCCAAAGCCATTAATTACCCTGCGTATTCTTGGAGCATTTGAATAGCTTCGTCGGCTTTCCATTCGGTCACTTTGCCGTCTGTGGCTTTCCAGTCTTTGGCCGTAGCCAGCTCCAAAATCAGATCAAGCTTGTCAGTGCCTGTGCGTCCGTGCAGTTCCATGCCACGGTCACGCATGTCTTTCATCTGCTGTTCACGGTTGATTATCACGTCTTTCTTTTCTTCTTCGCTCTTGCCAAGAAGATTGAAGACGCTTGAATCCTGGCAAATGCCATTGACCACGCAAACCACATCGCCAGAATCCACCCACGCCGCTAGCTGATCCATACAGCGTTTGTTTTTCAGAAAGATTTCGGGCAGTTCTTGCGGCGTATGACCGATGCGAAACTTAGGCTTGTTGGCTTTCATCGTTCGTTCGTCAAGATCCTGCATAAAGCAAAGGACACGTTTTCCGGTTGGTGTTCCGTTCTTTGAACCGCCTAAAGCAAATTGCATGTATGTCTCCAAATAAAAAGGCCATCGTAATTGATGGCCTTTATCGTAATCTAATTGTTCGGGAAATTAAATACCGTCTGAGTAAATAATTGTTTCAAGGTAAACCAGCTCGGTCACACCCATTGCCCAAACGTAAGGCATGTGATATTCAAGGCCAAGCGGATAAGGGCGGAAACGCTGCATAGCCACGCCGGGGAATCGTACGAAGTTGCGGTTTTTCGTATACGCAACCATTCGCTGTGTCGCACCATTGCCAAGCGTTTCGAGGCGTTTGGTTCCCTTGATGCGTAGCGGCTGACCGTTGATGCTTTGCTGAAAGACAGTTCTTGCTGATAAAATTCAAGCAGCGTCATATTGGTATTGGTGAGCTGAAAGGCCACTCAGGAGAGCGTATCTCTCCCATGAAATCAGCAGGTCGGTAGGCGCTCGGCTGCGGCCTGAGGCTTCGTGAGCCTCGTCCAAAACGTCGGCAAACGTCAGCGATAATCTGAGCTTGCGTTGCTGTTGTCCAGCCGCCAGTAGGGGCAGTCAGGGCGGTCACTGCGTTATTATTCAGCAGACCGGTGGTGTTTTGTTCGGTGTCACCAACATATACCTGCTCATCGAACTCAAAGTCTTTTTGCTGAACGATCGCATTAAATTGATACTCGTCAAGCGGTCTGCCCAACTGCTGCGAGCGTTGCAAATCGATTTCAGAATAGACGACTTCCATACCGGATTGTCCGATAGGGTTGTCGATCTTCTCGCCATCAATGCGGATTCTGGCAAGGTTGTTGCCGCCTGGATTCAACCAGTTTTTCCCGTTTGTCGTACCCGATCCAGTGCTGAAGTAGTCGAGTCGGATAAAAGAGGAAGAGGCATTAATAATGCTAATATCTTCACGCAGGTCAACGTCGCGATCCCACGTCACGCCCATCAATGGCTCATGCGGCGTCTCATCCTGGCGATCTAATTCAGAGACAAAGAAAGAAAACATAGACATGGGTTTTTACCTTTCGATAGGGGTAAAAAGTGAATTCGTTTTACGCTACGTTGGTCGGACCTAAGGTTGCCAGTTCCGCAGCATTGAAGTTAGTTGTGTCGCGGCCATCAACGGCCCAACATACGCCGTTAAGCTGCACGGTATTTGCGCCGTCGGCTGTGGTGCGAAGATCGCCCAAAGCGCCGCCGCCCGCTGTGTTGATGACCATAAAGACCGCGCCGCCTCGTGCGGGGGTTCCATCAGCACATGAAACGATGCAGTAACCCACACCGCGGACGGTCCTTGCTGCTTGCTGAGCATTTGGAACGCCAGCACCAAAAGTCTGATTATCGGTTCGGTTTCCTTCCGCCGGGATATTTCGGCTAAGGATGCCGTAAAAGTCGTTAGCAGTGTCGGCGGCTTCAATGGTCTGAGCCTTGCCGTTCACCATCTTAAAAGGAATTCCAAAAGCACCGGGCGTGTTGGTCGTGCCGTCAATCCAGACGGCCTCAAAATTTCCTTCTGCTCTGGAGATATCACCCGGTTGACCGGACTTCAAATTTGTTAGGTTAGCTGCCATGTTCGTGACTCCGTTTTAACGGTTAATTTCTGGTCCGGCCTGGTTATTTATCAGCCCATCGCTTTGCAGCAATTTCGTTGTGCTGTTTATTGGTCATCCCGCTATGATTGCGGTTGACCTCCTTTTTCTTTCCTGAGTCCTGCGAGCCAGTCAGAATGCCGCGAATCTTTCCGTTATTCTGTTTCTTGGCATTGTCGCTGGCGGCAAAGAAAAGCTGCTTTCTGACATTGGGCTGAAGGTCGTCAATGCTCATATGGTTACCCATGCGAGACGCAATGAACTCAAAATGCTCACCCTGGTAAGCAGTGGAAAGTGCTTGGTCCATCACTTCTTGTACTGGCTGGTTGATGTCAATACCTGGCGAGAGCGATTCGGCCAAAGAGATAATTTCCTGATTTGGCCGGGCGGCGTCTTCCGCGTGCTCATCTTTCTTTTCTTCGTCCTGCGTTCCGTGCTTGCCTGGGTCTTCGCCCTTCATTTCATAGCCATCCATGCGGGCTTCCATTTTGCCCATTCTTTCATCGAGCCCGGAAACGGTACCGGCCATGCCGTCCATACTTTCCTTCATTCCCATCATAAGGTCTTTGAGGCTGACCTCTTCTTTTTCTGGATTGCCCTTGGTGACTTCTTCTTTAACTTCAACTTCTTTTTCCATGTCAGCGCCTTCCTGGGTATCGGGTGTGCATTCATCTTGTGAAGAGGCGGCCAGATCAAATTCATCTTTGAGCTGTGAAACTTCGTCTTTGCTCATTTTTTTGAATAGGTTGAAAATTGACATTTTCTTTTTGCCTCTAGCCGAATCTTGGATTGAACATTCAGGGCCGCAACGGCCATCCATAACTAACGCTAAATGATTGCCTCTAATGTCGGATTGAACAAGGTCAGTGCCGACAATGCTTAGGCGGTATTTGTAACCGCATGAGACTTCTCTTAAGCCTTCGTTCAAAATGCTATCGATCGCCTTTGCGTTTGTCACGACCAAATCACTGACAATTGCTAGGTTTTCTGGATCATACCTAGAATTTGTTAGGTGTCCCACCTGATAACGACCTAAATCGTCGGCAGACAAGATGCCTTTATGTCCGATTGTAATAGCGATGCCGTTAAAGCTGGCGATTGTTTCAGGCTTGGCCAGCTCTTCATCGGGCTTAAGTACGTAAAATTCGTCGGGGAAGTTGGGGGGAAAGTCCACGCCCCGGATTTCGTCTTTGCCATATAAAAAACGCCCCGCGCGTGTAATCGGGACGTTGTAGCAGATTAGCGCGCCTGCATCCGTGCGCGCCATGTTTTCGCTGATTTGCTCAGGCGTGAAAAACTTGTGGATTGCTTCTAACTCTGCTTGCATGCCGCGATTATGGCATGCGGCGGAAAATGAGGCAAGAAAAAAGCAGCCCCCACCGGAGCAGGGGCCGCAGAATTAAGGACTAAAGGCTTATTGTTTATTCCCTTTTTAGAAAAACCTCTAAAGTTTTTATTGAGCGCTCAAAAGCAAAACCGTCTCGTATCATTTCAATGTTCACTCTAACCCGATCATTGTCGCAATCTTCAAGCTTCGCTTCTGCCTGTTCTATCAGGTGTGCGGCGTAAATCTTCATATCTCTTTTTTTCGGCTGGTTCATGCTTTACACGCTTCAAAGTATCCGACATAAGCTAGCCAATCCTCGATAGCATCAATGTCGTCTTGAGAGACAGGCAACTCATTGAAGTCTCTATCGTCTAGTGTGCAGTTCTCCTCTAGTGATTCCCAACTGGCAGTATATTCGTCTTTGCTTATGTATGCATGCTCTATACCGTTTTCGCCTGCTGGCCAAACTTCAACGGCATATCCCTCTATAATTTTTGTTTGGTCAAATTCGATTGTCATGTCATTTCCCTTCGATGAGTATGAGATAAAGTTCCATCTTTCGGCTCATCTCGATAAATTTTAATCTCTGCACTCGTCTTTAAATATGGCGTCCGCTAGTTTTTCAGCGGCATCGGCGTAAGCATCTTCGTGGGGGTTAAATCCGTCTGAGGCACCCTCATTTTGCAGGCTATTCCAATGTTGCATTTTTTTGTAAAGCACTTCAGCTTTTTTTGTCATTTGCTCGATAGTTTCCATTTTACAGCTCCTTAATTCTGCGGTTTATTGTGCGACCGTTGCCGCGTTACGCCTATACAATACGACAATCTTTGTATATTTCAAGGCATACTTTTAGATTGTGGATAACTATGAAATGATTGGCTCAGGAAAGCAACGGCAGTTGGGCAGCTCACCCGCATTCCCCGTCATTCCATCCAGCGTCGGGGGATTGCTCCACTTATAGACTGTGCCGTCTGCTTTTGCGTGAGACGGCCTAACGTCACTATCTCTCATTGTACGCCATATATAGGCATCTGAACCCACTTCCATAGCGCGGGCTTGCGTAAGCGCCGACATGGCCTTTGCTGTTTCCGTCCTGGCAATGAGCGTAGCGCGTGACTGCGATACCTTCTGCGACTTCAAGATCTGTTCGGCGGCCACGTCTGATCGCTTGGTCTGATTAATATTCTGCCGAATGATCTTCTGGACGCGCTCGGCGGCATCCAGGGGGATCGACTTAATGTACTTAACCTGCTCGGCTTGCAGTAGGTCCATCTGTTGGGCGACTACACCTTCTGCCAGCGGCTGTTCAAGCGCCTTGTTGATCCTGGCGGATTCGCCTTGTCGCCAGCGCCTTACATTGGCTGCGTCTGTTTCCAGCAGGAATCTAGGCACAATAATTTCATCAGCCCATTCGGCCACCATATCGGAATAGCGCCTCATGGCCTCGATAAACTGTAAAGAATCGAGCCTACCATTAACGGCCATTGCGGCAATGATGTCGCCGATGTCCTCGGATACCCTGCGTAGGGACCGGGCGTAGCGGCGTTCTATGTGCTTGGGGGGGCGAAAGTCAGGCATGCTCAGATTTTATATGCTTTTCCAGCCGATCAAGCGTTTTGTCAAACCATTCTGATAATTCGCCTTCTTTGTATCTTGTCCATCCCCTCGATTCTCGAACAAATTCTGGATATTTCTTTGCTACTGCTTGGGTAAATCTAAACACTGCTGTCTGAATGCCTTCTTGATTAGCTTCCGCCGCGTATTCCTCAATATTTTTCTGTATTTTCTCAATGCTCATCGTCCACGCCTTCCCGTCTAGCACTTTTTGAATTTGTTCTATCGGTTCGCTCATCGGCCATGCACCTTTTTAAATTTGTCCCAATATGAGTAGAAATTGAAGTTAATAGGCATTACCCACGTAGACTCTGGACCATGACAAGCAGAAAAAACGCCTAATTTGGAAAATTGAACATCAGGCAGATTCTTCCATCTTAAAATCAAGCTGGTGGAATCTGAATATACACCTATCGGCACCTGCCATTCATACAGATCCATCATATTCACGAAATAGGCAGCGCGAATTATTGCCCTGTGGTTTACCACGTCACCGGACTGCTCCCAATCAATCAAGATGTTGGCTATGTCGTTCCAGGTCATCTGTTTAACACCTTACCTCAAAGTCGTACACCCAGACCCACGGATTGGCGTCCCATCCGTAGCCTCGATCTTTGTTGATTGAATCCCAAAGCTCGCAAAATAAGTTACGGGCGTAGTGCATAAGATTTATCTCATGCGCCTGCCCTGTAGCTAGATAGTCCGCTGCGCCCTCTGCGACTGCATCCTCTTCCGAAATATCGTGCAACCTCTCAAGCCTGACGTTCGTGACTTTCAGGGTCAGGCGGCAAGCCTTGCGCGGCATGTGAATTGACGGCTTCCAAGGGCCACCCCATGAAGGCAAGCAATTACTCGCCCGATACCAAAAGTCCTTGTTTATCAGCTCAGGATTAGAAAAGTATCCGCTTGGCCTGGCCTCTGGAATCGGTGCCCAAGTCTCACGCACCCAAAGCAAATCGTCGACATGCACTTTAGAGTATGTAATTGTCTCGTGACAATCACCGTATTCATCGCAGGTAAACGGACCATAGGATGGATCTAGGCGGTCCACATCGTGAATGGGCACCTTGCATATTCGTCGCGTCTGCGTCTTGCGCCCTGCAAGTATCGCCTTGACCATCTCGGTCGAAAATAGAATCGGATGCTCTTTTGTTACTTTATTACTCATTCCGTTGACCACCCTTTCTCCCGCGCCTGATCCATTGCCGACGCAATGTTGTCGCTGAGCCGTGACCGCGTTGCGCTGTGAATGGGCATAGACGCCACACCGTCACGCACAGCGATAGCTTGATCGCCATAGAGAGCGACCATCCAAGCGCGGTTGTGTTGTGTGTTTGGCATCCAATCCCCGTTGGACTTTTCGAGCCACTTGGCCCCCTCGTTTTGCAATTCAGAAATTAACATGTGATTCTCCTGTGTATGCCTGTAATTATACACATAGAGAGATAGATGTCAATTCTTAATCAATTTCCCTGAAAATCGGCACCTGCAAGAAGTGTTGTTTCCGAATACAAATGCTGAAAACCAAAGGATGGAACCGCCTGTCTGTGTGTTTGCCATTGCCTTGTTGAACGGACCTGGTCCTAGGATAGGAAAATATTCACCCGGGGATAAATCAATGGTGTTATTGTCGGTTACGTCTACACCTTCCCTAAACACCTCAAATTCACTATCAACCAGCTCAGAATAAACTTTGCCCCTAAATTCTATCCGTACGCCTCCCCCGGATCTAAAAGCATTAAGTCGTAGCCAGCTAGAAAGAAACGTATATCCCTGGGGAATGTAAAATATAGCTTGCTGCGTAGTACCGTTGCCCGCTGGCATCTCGGCCATTGTGTTAGTGCTTACGGATGCTTTAGCTGTAATGGTCCCTACGTTTGAATTGGCTGAACCACTTTGGAAAATGGTCATGCGGTTTACGCCCCAGAATTTTAAATTGGTCGTTACTGGCGTAGTGCCATTCATTGTTATCTGATCAACAATAGAATCCCGGCTGTTGTCATCTGGTCCTCCTACGCCGAATATGATTAGGGTGACTACCCCGGTGCCTCCTGTAGCGTCGTCGGTGCTGTCTGACTCCACTTCCAACGTTTCCGCGTTTACTAACCTCTGATCGAATGACCCGCCAAATGAGGCTATTACCTCTTCGTTTTGGTCTACGTCTTCGTTATATCCAAATTTATTCCAAACCTCTACGCCCGGCGCTTGCCCTAGTGCCGCGCGTGTGTCGTAGTCTGTAAGTGCAGTAGGTTGTGTAACTAATCCCATGAGTAACCCCTATTCAATTAAGCCTACGTTAATGGATGTTAGGACTCCCCCGCCATCCGTTGTGGCACGAATGGATAGTGGTCCTGCTGGCTTATTAATGCAAAACGCCTGGTCTTGTAACGCCTGCATGCCAGAAATCGGCACCCATGCGCCAAAGCTAGGATCGAACAATTCGAAATTGACTGCCGCGCCATCAAATTCGCCAGACACCGCCACATATGAAATATCAGTGCCGGTAAATGCTACGGAATCAGAGCTTTCATCAGCTCCTAAATCTTCTGCGATTTTGCGGTTAGCCATCTGTAGACTCCAAAGAAAGAATTCTTTCCGACATTGGCTTTTCGGGGTCTGTTTCCATGAGGCTTGGTAGCGCCGGGGCTTCCAGCTCTTCAGCGGCCTTTATGTCTTCGTCAGTGACTGAATGCCACAATGTCCCCACTCTTTGCGAAATCCCTTTAAGCTCTTTGAGGAATTTACTATCCGATATTTGACCAGCGGAGTAAGCCTGCATAACCGTCTGAGAGTCAGACGCGGCCACGGCAGAGGCTTCCTGGGGTTTCATATCGAATAGGTTGACAAACCTGAAAGTTGTGCCTTCTGGCGGCGATGATCCGTTTTCCGAATACCAAATAACATCATTAAGTTGCGTGATAGGATCGCGTAAGCGCGAGCTTTGCAAGGTGTTAATCTGATCGTAATAGTTACGCCATTCACCGTCCCCGGAAGTGTTTAGGCCGCCTGGCGTTTGGCCTAACAGGCGGATCAGTGGGATACCAATAGCCCCTGCAATCTGCTGGATAAACACCATGTGAATATCTGACAAGCCGGAGTAGGTGTACGAGTCGGCCTGATATTGGTCCTCTGCGTCTGTGAGGGTAATCCCCTGATTGCTTTGCAGCAGCCGCATTTGTTCCATCATGCGGTATAGGCCGTCCTGCAAGGCTTGGTTTTCTTGGCCGCCTAAAATGTTTCTTAGGTTTGGAATTCCCAAACGTCGCAAATGAGCTTTTGAGATCAAACTGGCCGTGTGCATTGTGACTTCATCGAATGCCTTAATGCGGTCGTAGAATTTCTCTAGTACTGAAGCGCCCCAATAATTGACGGTCGGACGCTCCCATGCCGGGAGGTCATCGCCAATAAATCTAACCAATCTGGTGTAATGGATCTTTTCGCCAATGATGCCGGAGTTTGCAGTGTCTGGACCTGCGGTCACTGAATAAAACATAAACTCGCCGTCACGTGGTCCGCCAACTACTCTTTCATTTCCGACCGGCTCAAGCTGCCAGCGATCAAAAACCCGGACCCCTAAGAACTGGCCCGGGCCTACTGTTTCGGGCCTCAATTCTGTTTCCGGGTCTTGCTCTGCGACCATGATAAATAGACACGCCCCACCAAATAGACGTGACCATTTTATGGCCTCTTCTAGCTTACGCCAAAGGCCAANGGAATAGTAAGCGCCTTGCACCTTGTCGATATCGCCGGGGCTAGCCTCTGACTCAATCGTGATGCCCTTTTTGGTCATGTCCTCTGCGATGGTGTCGATAGCGCGGGCTGCTACCCATGATTCCCGGTAAATACGGGTGAGCTTGTCTTGATTCAACGTGAGCTGATCGCGGTAGTGATCGCCCTTGCTGAATAGATTTAAGTCGGGATAGTTGCCGATTTTGGCGTTTAGATTGGCGTAGGAATCCTGGGCGGTGAATATTTGGCCGTTCATGGCCGTTAGAGATTTGTCTATAGTTTCGCCCATATTGAGAGGTCTTCCTCGCCTGCAATCATCTTTTTGATAGCGTCAATGCAGGGGTCCAGCTGGTCATCGTGCTTGTGGGTGCCATCAGCCGAAAACTCTTTCAGCTCTTCAACCACGCCGCTTGTAAACGGCTTATCGATGGGAAGTCTAACAAATCCCTCTTTGAAATAATAGAGTACGTCCATCAGCCGGGCATATTTATCGATGTTCCGCTCGATACCCTCTACCGGAAATCTAGCCTCTTTTCGTATGTCCTGAATTAAACCAGTGCCGCTGGATTTGTCTTCGATGAACATTGCGCGAAGGGTTCCCAATTTATCAACATTGCGGGATTTGGCCGCCTGCCAGAATGCGACGGCCTTAGCGCGTAGGGTGGGCGCGTCCCATTTTCCGCGCACCATGTCTAGCAGGTAGATTTTGTTATCGGTTCCAAGCCCCCATTCTTGCAATACTGAATAGTCGTTGTGTTCTTTTTGCTTCTGCGCGGTGTCGCCAAAAATCCCACGCCAGAGGATTTTTGGTATTGCACGGCTTTCATACGCTGGGCCCAGTAAATATTCCTCTTTGATGATGTTTCCCCCACGGGCCACGGGGTTTTGATCTAGCTGACCGGCAGCGCCTTCACCCATCGTTCGCCGGTCTTTTTCGTATGTATCCCGTGGAAAACGCTCGGGAAACAACATTTCCCCCTCTTCGCTCCTGGGGTCGGTGCCAATGCTTGTGCTGAATTTACGGCGCGGGTCATATTCCATCGGGAGCATGACATGTTCATAGTCTGGCTCATTGTCGATTATGTATTGGCTCACGTCGGATGTGCTAAGCCTCTGCATAATGACAATGATGGCGGATTTATCGCGATTGTTGACACGTGAAGTTAGGGTCTCTCGGAAGATTCGGGTGGCCTCGGTCATGGCCGCCTGGCTAAATTGCTGCTCGACGTTGTGCGGGTCGTCCCATATTACGCGGTCGCCACGTTTACCAGTGGTCGAGCTGACCGGCGTTGCCACTCTGGACCCGGTATGCGTATTCTCGAAATTGATCTTTTCCTTTTGGTCCTCTTCCAGGGCTATTGGCCACCGCTCTTGGTACCACTCGGAAGTCACCAGCTTTTTCATTTTTCGGCAGTCACGCTTTGCCAAGTCGGCGGCGTAGCTGGCCCCGACAATCCTATGCGATGGCAAGCCAGCCGGTCCCCACTCCCACGCGGGCCAGAACACGGAAGTAAGCAAGCTTTTCATCATGCCTGGCGGAACGTTGATCAGAAGGCGGTTAATCTGATTTTTAGTCACCGCTTCTAAATGCTCGCACATGCAATCAATGTGCCAGCCGTGAACGTATGGGTTAGCTGGCTCCAGTACATGCCATGCAGCGCGCACAAATTCTGACAGGCTTTCGCGTGATAGTACGCGGTCAATTTCGATTAAGTCGGCTTCGTTAAGTTGCATCTATTTGGCCATAAGGCTCTTCCAGCTTCTGCTTTTGATAGACGTTTTCCCATCTACTGCCTCCTTACTATCTGATTCCTGATCATTTACCGATTCCTTAATCGCCCTCAACCCTTCAGCGCCTAACTTCTTATGCAGCTTTTCCACGTCCAATGTCGGCTGTAAGCTCCCGTCACTATTTGAATGGTCAATATGCTTGCCGTCTCGCCATTCCGACGACCTGCGATTCTTCAGCCAAAAGATCATTGCAGTGGTGTCGCCCTCCAGCGCTTTTTCATATAGCCGCATCTCTACTCGGTTATCGTTCGTTATTCTGCCTATCTTTAGGGCGTATCGAAACGCTATATGCTTGTGTGACCACCTAAAGATTGTAGCGCGTCCCACATTAAACAATTCAGCTAGCTCATCAATCGTAAACCCGGCTTCTAACGCTACTTGCGCTTGTCTTGCATATTCCGGCCTGTAGTCGGTCGGCCTTCCCCCCGGACCTTTCTTAGTCGCCTTCTTTTTGCTTGCTTTTTTTGCCATTTTAGCTTTCTCGCTTGCGTTCTTGTATATGTGTGTCTATACTTTAGCTCTTCTTTAAGAAGGAGTCAAGTCATGGTTAAGGTAAATGACATTATGGAAATTGCGGGGCGTGATGTGTTTTACATTTGCGCTCGGTTATCAGGATGAATCCTGATATTCACATTTTTACAGGAGGTTCACCATGCCAGAGGGTGAAACACAAGAAACGCCGCCTATGGCGTTACCCAATCTTGCGGGCGTAGCTACCGCCGATTTAGTCGAAAACATTCAAGCGGGCAATTTTTCCGCACCTTACATTAATTGGTCAAGGACCATGCAACTGCTCAGGGAAAATGCTCCTGGCTGGATGCCTGAGCTTTTGCCGTCGGCTAGCGGATTTGTACATGAAGTTGCCGGGGGTGGGTTTTTGATGATCTTTTTTCGCCACATGGGAACAGGTCAGAAAACGCCGCCTGTCCCTCAAGCGATCATGGACAATCGGAACAATTCTGTGCCTATCGGCAAGATCAATAGCCGACATGTGAGCGACACCCACCGCCGGGGCTTATGTATGGCGGCTGCGCTCACTTTTGGGCTTGCTTATGAATTAGCGGCCAAAATGCCTATGGAAACGGGCTACGCTGATAATAAGCCCGTTGCTGCTCCTGCTCGCCAAGCCGCTCAAGCTGGTCCCCAAAAATCAGCAAGCCGCGCCCCCGTGCGTCAGCAGTCGCAACCCGCAAAGGTAGAAAAGCGAAAGAATCCCGAGCCATTCAAGCCTATGGACCCTGCTAAGGTTCAATTGATTAAGAATCTTGCCCATGAGGCCGGGGTAACTGATGAGCAGATCCTGAGCGAGTTTCCTGGTAGCACCATTGACAACATACATGCCGATTTTTCCGATGAGATCATTGGGCGGCTTAACTCTAAATTGAANTGAGGTTAAAAATGAAATCAACCTGCAATTCGAATGACAATGCGCTTGCTTTAATTAACGCCGTCCACGCCGCCATACACAAGGAATTCGCGGCGGATTACATTATTAGGCACCCAGACAGGGAGCGTCACATCGTCAATACAAAGTCAGGTCTGCTTTCTGTAAAAGAAGTTAAGCCAACTGATGCGCAAACGCCCACCATTCCCACCGGACCATGTGAAGTGTGCTATGGAATTGAGGTGACTCTTGAACATCTATCTTGACATCGAAACCGTTACCGCCGACCGCTTCAAATACGCTGAACCCGCCATGCGCGAGTACAAGCCGTTCAAGCCTGGCAAGATGATCCTTGAGGATGAGCATGAAAGGCGCTTCAAGGCGTCGATTGTAGAATTGGGGGTTAAGTATGATATAAAGCGGGGGTCGATACCAAAAGAAGTGGCTGAAAACCCCGAATATCTAAAAAAGCTTGAAGCGTTACACATTGCCAAAGATGAGGGCATCGCCAAAGTCAAAGACGCACGCGCCAAGAACGCGGCGGAAAACAAAAAGCTGCATGAGGCTGAAATCTTGAAAGCTCAGCAAGCTTATCGAGACATCGGCAAAAAGCCTGCGGGCTCTCAAGTTGTCTGCATTGGCATGGCCATTGATGATGACCCCGTCACTTCGCTTTGCTCGCCTAACGAGCTTGATGTTTTGCATTTCTTTAATGATCTGGTCGTCCAGATTGATAATCAGATTGACCGACCGCGTATAATTGCCCACAACGCCCCCTTTGATATTTCTCGAATATGGGAATCAGCCGTCTATCATCAAATGCATGGTCTAGCAGAATGGCTGGCGTTTTACAAAAACGCTACCTGGGAGCCGGAATATGTGTTCTGCTCTATGCGTCAATGGCTTGGGCGAACCCTTGATAAAACCATTTCACTTAATCGTATTCTTGAATTCCTGGGCGCTGCTGATCGCATTCCCAAAGTTAGTGGCGCTGACATCTACGACATGTATGAGATGGAAAAGTATGAAGAAATTCAGGCTTACAATGAATCAGACGTTGAAAACTTGCGTTGGGTATGCCAGAGATCTTGGTCGCAGTTTAGACCAAAAGTTACTGATATACCTTGGTGATTGACCGCTTAGCGGCTGGCGCACTCTGGCCCTGAGCGCCTTTGCCGCATGTCCCTGAGTCGGGTAATAAGGGATAAGCCCGGCTCAGGGCTTTTAAACAGGAGAAAAATATGCTTTTATTCCATATCTCGGCTGATTCTAATTTAGGCCGGAAGCTTTATTCATACGCTGAAGCACACAAGATCGGTCTTGATAAAGCTATGGCGGACCATCTTAAAGCCGCTGAATCTGTTATCGCCACCCGCGACAAGAATCCAGAGGGAACATGCCTGTCAATCGCCCTATTTATCTGCGGACTTTATTCTAAGTCTTTGGGTTTTCTGTCTGAAATGAATAGCGATAGAGATCCTTTACGCTCTCAAATGTCAGAAATTTACGTTTACGCCTGCCTCAAGATATTAAACGCCTCACGCGGGTCTATTGGTCGCGTGATTGGAAAGACTACTGGCAGCATTTCCTACTATGAAAAATGCGCTGTCAATGAGCTGGAATACGGTAACGAGATCTACCACAAGTATTTAAAGCAGGTAGCTAGAAATTTTGGGTCCACTAAACTTGAAAGTGAATTGATGTATATTTACAATAACAGGCCGAAAGTTAAAAGCTTTTGATTTATGGCTATGTGGTGTAGCCCAAAAGTGCAAGAATAAAAACATTATCCGCGTAAGCATCGGTCGAGCCTAGCACTTGCTCAACACCACCCGATACTTACGCGGATTTTTTATTGGTGAGATCATGGCTGGCGACTGGATAAAAGTAGAGCATGCGACCACTGACAAACCAGAGGTATTTCAAATAGCTGAAATACTGAAAATTGATCCCGACGCGGCCCTTGGAAAGTGTGTTCGTTTTTGGGTTTGGGCTGACCAGCAGTTACGCGATGGTAACGCTGAGAACGTTACATCTGTAACGCTTGATCGTCTTTGCTTTTGCCCTGGTTTTGCGCAAGCCTTAGTTGATGTTGGCTGGTTGGTGTTTGATGGGGGTAGCCTACTCATACCCAATCATGACAGACATCTATCCAAGAATGCCAAGAAAAGGGCTCAGACTAACCGCAGGGTGGCACAATCGCGTCAAGGGAAGCGTGATTGTAACGCTGTGAACGTTACACCTGTAACGCTTGAAAGCGAACAAGCGCGTATACCAGAGAAGAGAAGAGAAGAGAAGAATATAAATACCCCCCTACCCCCCACGGGGGGTGTGAGTGTTGATCAGGTTCAAAATCATTTTGTCGATACTGGTGGTGAGAAAATCTGCATGGTCCCTGGCTGGCCTATCGACGATGAGCGGATTTATACAGAGTGGCGCAACATCAAGGAATTGTGGAAAGAGGCGGGCGGAAGCATCAGGCAAGACACGGTTGAAAAGCGCATGCTTGTACAACTTGGCCCTGAGCATTGGCCAGATCTGGACATGTTTGGATTCCTTGAAATTATTTGGATCGGCGCTAACCGACTTGCAGGATACAAGCGCGAAGTAAAACCCGACTATCCAGCGGGATCGTTTAAAAACTGGATCGAGCAGCACAAGTACACACAGAAATTTGGAGATTACGAAGGATGATTAAAAGCAACCGACGAACAAGCAGAAGACCTCAACCAGCTTTGCTCTGAGCTATGGCCGACATCTCAAACGCTGAATTCAGTACAGCTGGAAAGCTGGAACATGGTCTGGCAGAAATACCCCTACGAATGGGCTCAGCAGTGGCTAAAGCAGCGCCACGTTGAATCTAAAAGGCCCGGACGACCATCGCTAGGTGAAATCAGCAACGCGCTCGCATCAATCGCGAGATCGACCGTTGCCACGGCTGGGGATGAAGAGGGGGGCCCATGCCCTTGCACCCTGTGTTTTCACCGTCGCCGTTACCCGAACATGCCAAGCGAGGAAGTGAAAGACGCATACTTTCGCGACTTGATCGCCACGCATGGTGAGAAGATGACCGAATCAGAAAGCCAAACCCAATGGCGCAAAGTTTCGGGCTGGCGTTGCCCACACGAAGAAATACCCGATTTGCCTACTGGATCTTGGTCTTTTTGGGACAGAGAGACTGGAGGCAATACGATAGAGGCTCTAGGACGCCTCGGTTCGGCTCCAAGACCGAAACCCGACACATCGTCCAGCCCAAAGGTTGAAACGCATATAGGGGCACTTGAGCCGTTTGGCGTGCCTCGCCATATTTTGCGAAAGGTGGCTAATAAGCCTGAGCATGGCGGCTTGCTGGTCAAGCGAATTCTTACGGCAGAGGATTTTGCAGAATGGGTAGCTAACGGCGGTTTGAATTCAATGGAAATCCGGGCTAATGACCAAGACAAAGCGGCGGTTGAGGCTGCTATTGAGAAATGGAAAGGTGACGAAGAATAGTTATCCACAATCTAAAAGTATGCCTTGAAATATACAAAGATTGTCGTATTGTATAGGCGTAACGCGGCAACGGTCGCACAATAAACCGCAGAATTAAGGAGCTGCAATCATGACTGAATTCGAATTTATTAAAGAGATGGCCCGCCACTGCCCCCAGGACTATATCGGCGCGAATCGCGAGGCGGAAGACGATCCGATCTTGCAATGGTTGGATGTTCCGCCTTCAACGGACCAGCAGCTGCGAGAACAATGGGCGCGTGATTACGCATGGAAACATCACGCCGATGTTATGCAAGGATTCCGAGACGCCAGCGCCAACGAACAGAAGGCCAGAAACGCATGCTCTGCCATTGCTGACGATGGACCGCTCCCAAAAATCAAGAATCTTGATTCGTGCGGCCAATCGCCAGAA